CATGATGAAGCTGAACAGTTGAGATCGTTGATAAAGTTACATACATCAACTGTTAACTTTACAACATATTGGGGAATTATAGGTAAACCGGGCAATAAAATTATATCTGTTACATCTCCAGCATACGGTTTTTGGATTCTATGGAGAGTGGATAAGACAGGTAATATGATTCGTTTAATTAGAGTGAATGAAGCCAATGGTTCTCTTACATCCATAGGAACTACTGAAACTGTAAATCTATACATTTATTATACCGATAGTATCTCATAAGATCTTAGAAGGAGCTTTGATGATCTGGGTCCATTTGCATTCAAGGAAATTAGTGGAAATATAACTATTCCAGCACCAACAACAGCAAGTTATTCAACCACAATATTAAATTTTTCAAGTCAAGTACCAACAAATACATCTATACATTTTCATATTATACAATTAGGAAATTATATACTCCCTTATCACGAATTTGGAAAAATGACCTTTGTATTCTGTACAGATTACATTAATCGTACTATAGAAATAAGGAGCAATAGTAATGCGTGGAATAATTATCCCTATAATATTTTATTAATTTATAAGCGGCGATAAAGCTGATGAAGCTGAACAGCAAAAGATGTATTTTGTATATAATAAATCTGTAACTGGTGTAGATCTAAACACACTGACAAAATCTGGATTTTATTATGGATATAATAATATGATCAATACTCCTGCTAATCTCAATTACATATGTATTATATTTATAATAGCGTATAGTGAAGATTGGTTATTTCAATTCTTTGCACCTGTAGATACAGCTGGTGATCCAAAGAAAATATATGTAAGAACTAAATATAATGCTACACATTGGTCTAGTTGGAGGGCTATTAATATTACTACACTATAATTTTATATTATATTAAAATCAATATCCCAGTAGGTATTATACCTACTGGGATAATATAAAAATTCAATTATAAACTTTCTTTCAATAATATATTATATATTAAATATAATAATTAATCATCTTCTCCAGACTCATCTTCTCCTGATTTGTAATCAGTGACTTCTTCATCGTCAGAATCTTCATCCATACTGTAATCCATATATTCATTTTGATTATTATTTCCATCTGCTAATATTCCAGTATTAGGAGTAGGTTTATTTCCAGTAAATATATAGGTATCAGATTCTTCTTCTGGTTCTTTTAATCGTCCTTCTATTCCATATTTCTTTTCCAACCAATCACTCAATACAGAGAATACAATCTTTATAGTATTTTCTGTAGTTGATTTGATAATATAACCACCAATAACAGTTATAAACATATTATAGACTTCACTTATATAAATCTCTATTGCTATAACTTGTTGTGATCTAAAGTATATATAGGTTATCATACCTGCAATAAATAAATTTACTACAAGGAATAGAATAAAACAAGCTTGAACTACGTTCTTAGTAAACGATAAAGTCCAATCGAAGAATTCAAAACGTTTTTTAACTGTAGTCTCTTGAGAGTTATCATCGACAGGAGATATAGATTCATCTTTATTATCTTTGTTTTTATATTTCCAAATATTTATATCCGGAACAAAAAATCGAGTTTTAGAATCCTCTTTACTCATTATATAGAATATCCTCCTTTTCTTTTAGGTATTAAAACCCTATTTATTTAGATGTAAAATCGTAAAATTAGACAATTTTAGTCATATAATATACTAGTGTAAATAAAGAATAAGTAATATCAGAAAAGATATTACTTTCATTAAAAGAAAGGTTATAGGTGAAGTCATGATCATGAGAAAAAATAAAAAAGGTATCTTTAGTCGAATTAAGAAAATCGGAAAGTCGTTCCTGAAGGGTGCAGCATTTACAGCAGGTTTTCATACACTGTTCTTTTTCATTCCTGGGATGTTGTCCCCAGCGTTTCTTATTCCGTCTTTGATCAAAGGTGGAGTGTTTTGGTCGTTGCTTGATACAGCCAATGAGTTAGCTGAGAAGCTTTATCTCCATATTCTGGAGAGTAAGGTTGTTTATGAAATTGCTTGATATTTGTAACTGTTGTGTTTATATTTCGGTAATTCATTAATTGTTAATATATAGAAAGGTAGGTAAAACAATGAATTATATTGGCGCTATGAAGTTCGCACTTGATTTAGGAAAACTTGGTTCTGTATCTGGAGATAACAAGATAGCAGGAGTTGCAGCTATTGCAGCGCTTGGGATCGGAGCTATCGGTTACAGTGCTTCGTCTTTGAAGCACGCTGCTAAGGCTAAGAAAGTTGCCAAGAAGGAATGTGAGGCTGCTAAGGCCGAAGAGAATTCTATAGAAGATCAGGAGCAGCATGAAGATGACGAAGTGGAAATTATAGTTGAAGAGGATGCTGCAGAAGATCAGGAACAGTGTGATGCTGCTGCTACCGCTGAGGCTATAAATGCAACTTTGAAAGAATCTGCAGATAAAGCTGCTGAGATTATTAAGGCTGCTGTTAAGGAAGCTGAAAGCTCTGCTAATGCAGTTATTGAAAAGATGAAGGCGGAGGTTGAAGCTGCTGAAAAAGCTATCAAGAAAGCAGAAGCAGCTGATGTGAAGCAGCCGAAGCAGGAAGTCGTTCAGGTGAAAAAGGAGGAAAAGAAACCTGAACCGGTAAAGCAGCAGAAACCGGAAAAGAAGCAGGATCAGGTTAAGAATAGTACAGCTCCGGTAGCACAGAAGCAGGAGAAGAAACAGGAGCCGGTAAAGACAGAACAGAAGCAGGAAGTCGCGAAACCTGCAGAAGTTCAGCAGACAACACAGCCGGTAAACAATACTCAGCCCCAACAGGTAGCTGCTGCAGCAGCTACTACTAATAATCAGGGACCAGTACCTGTAGCGGATCCTGTAAATACTCAGGGACCTGTTCCTGTAGCAAATAATCCTGCCGGTTTTAATACTCCCCCTTTTATTAACTATCCTCCATACGGTGGGTTGTTTAACCAGTTCATGCCATATGGTGGTTATGGAAGGTTTGTCGGGGGTCCTGGACCAATATACAGATAAAATAAAGGGTGGTATAAAAACCACCCTTTATTTTTTATTTTAATTGCATAAGTTTATCATATAGATTACCGTAAAGTTGCTGCTGTCTTCTTAATATCTCTTCCTCTTCATTATCAAATATAGTACCAAAAGCATTATCCGGCAAATCAACAAATTGTATTACTTGATTTGGTGTGGTGCCGTCTATATGATATTTTCTATTATATGCTTCTTTAGCATCTTTATTAGTATTTATTAATAAATTCAAATCTTGTTGTTCTTCTTCAAATACCATTCTATTAAAATCTTGTTGTAGTTGATACTTCTTAGCATCTTTAATAAATTCCATTTGTTCTGCTACAATATCTTTAGAACCGTCTGATATATCTCTAGACAATTCTTCTACATCTATAGATTTAAGATCTTCTTCTTGATCCAATGTACTAGATTCTATTTCTATATCTTCATCTGTTTTTAATACATTCTTTCTTATACCATATCTTTCAGCAACATTTTCTCCTTCATACCATACTCTTATAGCATGTAAGTAAGCAAATATTTGATCGTCGTGATGTGGAGCTACTGCTTGTACTTTACCGTGCTTATCTACAATAAGAGTCTCTAATTCGTGTTGTAATATTTTAGAGATAAATTTATCTTTATGATAAGCAACTCTCTCATATAGTAACTCTATCATTCTAGCTCTTACATCTCTAGTAGTATCAGTACCATAAACCTTTACTCTAGCTTTCTTTTTATTCAGATGAACACCATTGAAAGATTCTTCTATTACTTTATCTTTTATCTCGAAATATAGATTCTTCTTAATAGAAGTCTTACACAATCTCTGAAGTACGCTTATTCCAAAACCATTAAATGTTTATCTATAATCGCAACTTATAGACTCTAGTTAATTCTAGACACTCTCATTACAAGGCGTGATCAGATCATGTGTCATTCTCTATAATAGAGACCGGGATTTTTCTTCCGCCATTAGCTTGCGGTTCTACTGCCTCGTCAAGGCATGATCGTTGAACGTTCACGAAAATATATCGTGTTTCGCTGCTATACTGAGACTTGTTAATAAACCTTAGGATTTACCCATAGTTCATCCACCAACTTATTTCTGCTTTCGCTCTATAATAATATAGCATAGTGGCTCTTAACCTCTGTCATAGCAATTAACCCCGTTGAAACTAACAGTTCACACTATTAGCTGTGGTTTGATTGTTTATATTGATCTCTTATTTCTTTAATAGGTATAAAGGCTCTTTTAATTACCCGTTCTTCACCTTTAATTCTTCTGATTTTATAACCAGCATAAGGACCAAGGTAAATTAAACGGTCATTACCAATCATATTTTTTAAACTAATCTCTTTATACTGAATAGTATCAGCTACCTCTTCTCTTCCATAACATTGAACAACATCTCCTGTATCATCGTTATATATTTCATAAAGATGTAAATGTTTAGTGAATTTTGATGGAGAAAATTTTCTATTCTCTTTAAAGGCTTGCTGTATATTTTCAGATTGGGTACCCCAACGAAGATTAGAAACATGATTGTTTAAACGATCATTATCTAGGTGCATAACAATATTTTTATTAACAGGATCGTCATTCTCAATAAATGTTTCAGCAACCAATCTATGAACTAATTCATTTTTTCTATCAGTTTTGCTACTTTCACCATCTTTTTCCCCTAATGCAACCCTTAAATATCCATTGTTTGACATTGCTGTTCTCATAGGGTGACCCTGTTTATTTATTATATTGCCACATTCGTTAATTTTATATTTGCCTTCATAACCTTTAAGATCTACCATCATAATATTTACCTCCGATATAACCTATGCTACTTTAGTGGTTATATCGGTGTGATAGGAATGGTATATTTTAACAATCGCCTCACCCGAGCGTTCTACATTGATTATCGCGTTAGGCATATATCTGGTTACTAGAGTATATAATAAATCGGCTAGATCATCTGCTGGAATATAATTACAATTAAAATCTGCTACAACTCTTGTACTTCTACTATCTATTATAGTAACTGCCGAAGAGTCGTTATATAATGCTCCGGATACGTCTACTCCCACTATAGGAGGAAATCTTAAATCTACATCTTCATATACATTAAATGCATATTGATTATGTCTTCCAAAATATATAGTCCTTATTGGATCTCTACATAGGTCTTTTATTTTAGATAGATCCTCTTTAGAGAATGGGTTATTATCAGAAGCTTCACTCCATTCAAGCAATACTTCTCTTCGTATCTTAGCCCAGTTTCTCTGAAGAAGGATAACCATCTCTTTCAGATAATCGTCTCCTCTTCCTAATTGTTTATAATTATACTCTACATGGAAGAAGTTAGAATTGGTATTAGATTCATTTAATTCTTTTAACTCTTGATCTGATAATTTATAATAATCATCTCTCCATAGAGTAGCATCGTTACGAGCTTGATATGCGTATAATCCTTCGTCGGTAGTAAGATCACCCGGAGTAGTAGTAATCATAATACCATAATGAGCTCCTACAGATTTAGCAACATTTGCTGCTGTAGAGAAAGCAGGACCAGCTGCTGCGTAAACAGTCTTATTATACGGCATGAATGCATACTCATCGAAGTATATAAATACAGAAGTTCTACCACGGGCAATCTTATCAGCTTGATCTTCAGATCTAGCAGAAGGAAGAGTTACTATACGATTCATCGTAATAGGATTATTCGCAGTTTCTACAGTATTAGGAACTTTAATCTTTCTACCAAATTGACCCATAGCTTCTGCTTTCATCTGAAGATATTCAGGTAGATTATCTCTTAATTCTTTTACAGTTTTAAGATTAGATTTAGATCCACCATGATCTTTATGATAGAATAATATTTCTGAATTTCTAGAAGCAAAATTATATACCCATAAATAACAACAACAAGATCCTATAGTTTTACCGAACTGTCGAGGTTGTATATCATATTGGTTATAATTACGCTCAAACAGATATGTTTGAGCCATATTGCCTCTATGAAGTTTATATCTTATCTTTCCTGCTGCGGTTGATATCCGGACGCATTCTCTTAAGAAATACCATATATTTCTACCACACTCTATAGCAATTCTAGCTTTCAGTTGCTGTGTTAAACGTGGGTAATCAAACGGATCTACTCCTATAAGAGCGGGATCATATAATCTAAGCATAAAATCTGCTTTATTTTTTGGTACTCCTATATTGATAAGATAGTAATACATATCTATGAAACTCTTATTGGTAGTTTCTAAAGATACATGATATCTTAATCCAAAATCAACTTGTTGTTGAACGGCCAATATATTCACCTCCTAATCTATTTAGGGTTATTATAAGGTGAAATACTAACAATAATTATTTTATATTAAATTTACACATAAATAAATTACTATTATATATCTATCAGGAGGAAATATTATGGACAGAAATACAATCATTAGTATCATTATTCTAGCAGTACTTATGGTATTTATATTAATTAAGATTTTTACTGGTGTTAATAAAGAGAAAGCAAAAGAAAAAGCATTGGAGTTCTTAAATACAATATCAGATAAATTTGCAGCAGTAATCATATCTCATATAAAAGATATAGATTTTAAGAATCTGGATAATTTATCTGATATAGAAAAGAAGATTTTAGATGATACTATAAACGAATCGTATAGTATCGTACAACATGAATTGGAGAATTATGCTACTAGTGATTCTACTAAAGAACTTATTAGACTTATTATTAATAAAGATTTCTTACTATCATTTACACAGCAATTCTTCTCTGAAGATAAGAAGATTCAGGAAGTGTATGCTGCTAAATATAACGAAGCTGTATTGAATAATATTCAAAAAGCTGAGAAACTGGAAGAGGATACTACTAAGAAGAATTTCGAATATCAAACAGAAGATCTATCTAAGATTCCATCAGCTCCTCCAATAGAAGAACCGGAGAAACCGTTGAATCCTCAGATTGATATCTCGGACGAAGAATTGGTATATAATAAAAACGATGATTCTATTGAAGTTATATCGGAAGATATAGATAAAGTAGAAGAAGAAATTAATAAAGCGATAAATACAGAAGAGTAATATAGTATGACGTAGAGGGTAATTCCTCTACGTCATATATGTTAGAAATTACATAATAATATACAAATATTTAATAACCGAATAAGTGGATAATTGAATCCACTATTTATTTTTCTGAAAGGAGAGTATTTATAATGGATAATTCTATTACTTATACTAATGCTAGTAATGATAAATGTACTATTAAATTCATATCAAAATGCTATAACTGTTCTCATGGTGAAGTCTGTGGGTATAAAGATGAATATGGTAAATTAATAGAGGGTGTAGAGAAGGCTTTTAATAATCAATCATATAATAAGATGTTTTCTATATCTGTAGAATGTAAGTATTTTAAAGATGATACTTCTAATATGATTAATTATAGGGGTTATGAGGTAAATCCTTGTAGGGATTTAGAT